AGGTTCAAGGCAGAACTTGTTCGTCCAGATCAGAAACTTCTTGTTTTCCCAACAAACTTTTTCAGAGTTAGAAAAATTCGTGGAGACTCAACTGCAAACCCAGACAATGAAAAGTCAACTGCATATACAGTAAGAAGAAAATTTGCTTCAAGAGCAATCTCTTCTGGTTCTGTTCAGTTTACTGTTGCCGGTGCAGAAGAGACATTCCGACCTACTGCTAACCTTCAAAACTATACTCTAGTTATTGATACTCCAGCTGGTGGCTCTGGACGTACTGCTGGGGATATCCTAGATATCTCTGGTTCAAACCTATCACTTAGTGGTTCTGATAGAACAATTACAATTAGTGGATTGGGAAGTTTGTCAACAAACCCAACAACTGATGGTGATACGGTTACATTGATTGCATCTGTTCGTGCATCTGCAAATGATGCTACAGAAAAAACAAAAACACTTCAGTCTGCTGCAACAGTAGATATTGTAGGACAGTCTGCTGTTCAAGCAACAGAAATATCTTTGGGTAAGGCTGATGGTTATAAACTAATATCTGTATCTATGGCAACAACTGGATATGGTTCTTATAGTTCTTCTGGTGCTATTGACATCACTAGTAGATATTCTTTTGATACTGGTCAAAAAGATGCCTTCTATGATGTTGCAAAAATTAAATTGAAGCCAGGACAACCAGCACCAACTGGTGCTTTGCGTGTGACATTTGATTACTTCACACATAGTGCTGGTGATTATTTCTCAGTTGACTCCTATGACGGTGTTGTTAATTATGTTGATATTCCAACTTACACATCATCACAAGGTGATGGTAGTTTCTTTGAACTAAGAGACTGTATTGATTTCCGTCCTCGTATTGATGACAGTGGTACTAACTTCACTAACGCCACTGCTTCTATTTCTGAACTTCCAGCGATTGGTACAAACATGGAAGCTGACTTCTCGTATTACCTTGCGAGAATGGACATTCTGTTTATGGACAGACTTGGTGAATTTGATATCATTGAAGGTGTTCCAGCACTAAATCCACAGAAACCACAACAGCCAGATAGTGGTATGACACTATTTGAAATTGTGTATGAACCATATGTTGTTTCTTTGAATGAGGTTCAAGTTACAAAACTTGACAACCGTAGATATACAATGCGTGATATTGGTAAACTAGATAAGAGAATTTCAAATCTAGAATATTATACATCACTCAATCTTTTAGAAAAAGAAACTGCTGATCTTGTTATCAAAGATTCTTCTGGTTTTGATAGACTTAAAAACGGATTTATTGTAGACAACTTTACTGGACATATTATTGGTGACATTAAAAATCCAGATTATAGTATTGCTATTGATATGAAAGAACGTGAAGCTCGTCCAAAATCATTTACAGATAGTGTCGGTATGATTGAGTCTGTGGACAATGATAGCAGTAGAACATCTTCAAATTACGTTATGCATGTTGATGGTATTATCACCATGCCATATACTGAAGTAGAACATATCAAAAATCCATATGCATCTGATAGTTTTGATACCAACCCATATAAGGTTGCACCATTTAGTGGTGAAATTATTCTTACTCCATATTCAGATGATTGGAATGATGTTACTCGCCGTCCAGATGTTGTTGTGAATGATGATAACAACTTTGATATCATTCGTGAACTTGCACAAGAGGCTGGTGTTACTGGAACAGTTTGGAACAACTGGCAGGACAACTGGTATGGTGCTCGTGTACCAACTGCTGTTGAGGTTCTAAACCGCAGAAACAACACTTCTTCTAGAAGAGTTAATGGTGGTACACAGTTTACAACAACACAGACAACTCAAAGTAGACAAGTGTTCTCACAAAAGGTTGGACAAGTTCGTTCTGGTATTACAACTTCAATCCAATCAACTGTAGAATCTAATAACCTTGGAGATAGAATTACTAACATCTCCATGATTCCATACATGCGTTCACGCCCTGTTTCTGTGACAGTTGGTAACTTGAAACCAAATACTAGAATATATGCTTTCTTCGACAATGAAAATGTAAGTGACTATGTTCGTCCTGCTGATGTTTTCAAAGTTAGTGGTACTAACATTAGATTGAACCCAAGAAACTTGCAAGCGCCTGGTTCTAGAGGTGCTAGTGATACGGCTAGAATATGGGATGGTGAGGACGATGCCGCACAAGCATTTAACTTTGGTGACATTATTCGTAACCAAACACACACAGCAACAAATATAACTAATGTTGTCAAGAATAGTACTACTGTTGCAACAATTACAGTTGCTTCGACAACAGGAATTGCGCCTGGACACCATGTTCAGTTTAGTAGTATTGGTGGTTCTACACAACTTAACTATAGAAATTCTAGAAAAAATAATTATCTTGTTACTGCTGTAACTGGTTCTAACATTACTATTACTAATTTGGATGGTAGTGTTCTAGGTACAATTGGTACATACACATCTGGCGGTTCTTGTCAAAGGTTACAAGCTTCTGCTCACATTGCAATGGAAGGGCCAGGCACTACTACATTGCGAGATGTTTTTGCAACAAACGTATTAAACGGTTTTGCAGTTAATGATGTTTGTACTGGTACAATTAGTAGAACAAGTGCTTTGGGCGGTGGTGTAAACCAAGTCACAATAACAACAATTAATGATAGTACATCAACTACAACAAATCCACCAATGAAGTCTAATTCAGACAATTTGGTAACAAATTCTACTGGACAGTTCATTGGTGTCTACTATATTCCAAACACAGATTCACTTCGTTTCAGAACTGGTGAACGTGTATTCAGACTTATTGATAACGTAAACAATAGTCAGGAAAGAGGTGCTTTTACATCTAAGGCAGAAAGAATTTATCGTGCAACTGGTATTGCAGAGGAAAGAGAACAGACAATCCTTAATGTTAGAAAGGCTGAGTTTGTTCGTGACCGTAGACAACAAACACAAGAAGTTACAAGAACAGTTCGTGGTGGTGTAAATACATCTACAAGGGTTGTGGGTAGTCGCTTTGTTGCTGATCCCCCACCACCACCACCTCCTCCACCTCCGCCACCTCGTGGTGATGGTGGTGATGGCGGCGGTGGCGGCAATGGCCACGATCCACTAGGACAAACATTTATCAACCAAGGACAAGAAGGTGCCTTTGTTACTAAACTTGATTTGTTCTTCCAGACTGCTGGTACAAGACCTGTTTATGTTCAGTTGACAGATGCAATTGATGGACACCCATCAAATAAAGTTCTTGCACAGAAAATTCTTCAACCAGAAGATATTAATGTCTCTACTGATGGAACAGTTGCAACCACATTTGAGTTTGACTCTCCAATTTATTTGAAAGACGATGCTGAATATGCATTTCTTGTAAAGGTTGATGAGCCTGGATGTAGAGTATTCTTCTCAGAAGTTGGTGGTACAAATCTCGCTGATGGAAGAACTATTTCTTCCAACCCACTAACAGGTACTTTGTTCCTATCACAGAACGGTTCTGTTTGGACACCACACCAATATCGTGATGTGAAGTTTACTTTGTATCGTGCTCAGTTTAACACTGATGTTATTGGTACTCCAACATTTGTGAACTCTCGTGTTCCTCGTCAAGCTCTGAAAACAGATCCATTTGAGGTAAATACAAATTCTTCTGTTGTTCGTGTTCTTCACGAAAATCATGGATTTAAAAGTGGAGATCGTGTGGACATTAGGGGTGTTGTTGATGGAACCTATGGTGCAAATAGTGCAACCATTGGTATCGACTCAGAATTCTTTAATGGTACACATACTGTAAGTAATGTTGACTTTGACAGTTATACAATTCCAGTAACGAATGCTGATGTTGTTGATACAACTGGTGCTACAACTCCGACTGTTGCAAATCTAACACACGACTTTGTTGGTGGTTCTGGAATTACAGCCACAAGAAACATTGCTGGTGATGTTATTCAACTTGCAGTATCACAAGTCAAACTTCCTGGCACAGATATTCAATATCGTTGGACAGGTATGGATGCTGGTTATTCTAAGAATGCTACAACAAATATTTCTGAAAACTCAAACTATTATCCAAGTGAGAGAGAAATTATTGCAAGTGAACAAAACCAAAATGTAAACTTGAATGGTGGTAGAAGTGTCAATACAATTTCTGGTACTTCTGCAAATGTTGTTTGTAACATGACTACAACTAGTGAATGGCTCACACCAGTACTAGACTCAGAAAGAATTTCTTTGTGTTTGACTTCTAACAAGATTTCAAATTACACAAGATCAACTTTCAATGTTACTTCTCTTGATGACAGAGTTGCATCAAACGCAACTGGTGCTATTACATTCAGTTCAACTGGAATGGCAACATCTGTTGCTGGTGTTAAATCTGAATTCTTAACACTCGACATTGGTAAAGATATCACTATAACTGGAACATCCAGTAACAACTCATCGTTTACTGTTACATCTCTTGCAGATGATGGTTCTTCGGTTGGATTGACCCCAGCGCCTACTGGTGAAACAACAAGTGCTGCTGTTATCACACAACATGAAAGATACTTGGGTGGTATTGCTCCTACTGGTTCTTCAAATGCATCAACTTATGTCACTAGAAGATTTACACTTGATAATCCAGCAACTGCACTGAAAATTCTGTTTGAAGCAAATCGTCCAGATCCAGCTTCAATTGAAGTTTATTATAAGATTGTTGAAGAGGGTGATACAAGAGATTTTGATAATATTCCATATGTTCTTGCAAGTCTAGATTCGGGTGTTGATACTCCTGATGAAAACCCAGCAAGTTTTGCAGAGAGAGAATATACAATCAGTGGATTGAACAGTTATTCAACTGCTGCTGTTAAACTGGAATTCAAATCAACTTCAACTGTTGAAGTTCCTAGAGTTAAAAACCTTAGAATTATTGCATTGGCGCTATAATGGATAGATTAAAAGTAGAAGGACATTCTGGACTAGAACGAGATGTGAATAGCAAAGCTATCATCAGTACATCTCGTTCTACATACGAAACCTATATGAAGTCTATGAACGAAAGAAAGAAAGAACGAGATCAACTAAGAGATACGGTAAGAGAGATAAATAGTCTAAAGTGCGAAATGCACGAAATCAAATCTCTATTGATGAAGTTAATGGATAAAAAATAATGGCAGATCGTAACGCACCAGCTAGTTTCACTTTTGAAGAGTGGAGAGTAGAATTCAATGAATTGGCAACTGATGTTGGCGATATTGCCCTTCTACAAACACCTATTAACTCGACAGCAGTAACAGATATTGTTGAGGCTGTCAACGCTCTTTATAGTGGAATTTTTTCAACTGGATATACTCTTGCTGCTGACTATGGAACATCCGAAAGGGTAATACCTGGCGATACGATTACGATTGTAGGAACTGCAAACGAAATTGAAACTTATGTGTATTCAAAAGAAGATTTACTTTTAGAAGATTCTTCTTCTATAATTCTAGAACAATCAAGAGATGAAATACTTGCAGAAGATGGTAATGGTCTTCTCTTTGAAGATGATACTAGAATTTTATTTGAAACTAATCCAACAGTAGATAGTAAGATTATACTTGACACATCTTATACTAAGAACGATACTGTTACTATCGGTTTACCTAATAATGTTACAGTTACAAACAATCTTTCTGTGGGTGGAAATGTAGATGTTGTTGGTAATATCACACTAGGTGGAAACATTGTGGTTGGTAATCAAGATACTGACTCTGTTGACTTTAATGCAGACATTGCCTCCAACCTTGTTCCGAATGTAGATAATGTTCTTCTAGAAGATGGAAGTTATGTTCTGAAAGAAGATAACTCTAAAATTATTCCTCAAGATACAGTGACATACGACTTGGGTATTGATGGAAAGCCTTGGGGTAACTTACGACTTTCTGGTAGTATTTTTGATGATAAAGGTAATCAATTTTTGTTACCAACAACGGCAGGAACTTTGTCAACAACAGGGTTTGGAATTGCATTAGCGGTTGCCTTAGGGTAATAAATAACATAGTATAAACAAAGGAAGAATTAGAATGGCAAACAATTTTAAGAACGCATTTGCGACAAGTGTAAGTACTAACAGTGCTTCACCTACAGATGTGTATACTTCAAACAATGGTACTGCCGTCAATTCAATTCTTATCGAACTTGATTGTGCAAACACAGGCACTTCCGCTGTTACTGTTACTGTTCTGGTTTATGATAGTAGTTCAACAAACACCTATCACATTGTCAAGAACGCACCAGTACCAGTTGGATCAGCTTTGAAGGTTGTATCAGGTCAGAAGATTGTTTTGAACGGTGATGATAAAGTACAAGTATATGCTTCTGCCGCTACATTAGATGTGGTTGCATCAATTCTGCAAGACGTAACATAAGGGGTAAGTAATGTCTGACAATTATATTGGTGTTCCATTTATTAACCAGATATCCCCTGCTTTTCAGAAAGAGGATTTTCTTGGTTCTAACTTGAGCACTATCACAGTAGGCTCTAATTCGTACACACTTGCGTATGAATTGTCAATTGATGTGCCTGGCGCAAATGGAGAAAACCTAGTAGTTGTCTTGGATAACGTGATCCAAGAACCAGAAGTTGCTTACACTATCCATGAAAATTCTTCTTCTCAACCTAGAATTTTAAAGTTCCAAGACACCTCAATTGCTGCATCTGCTTCAATCTATGTTGTACATAGAGGTGTTGGTACATTCCAGATGAAACCACCAACTGGTTCAGTTGGTGCAAACGAACTTGCTTCAAACCTTACATCATTTACAACAGATGTTTACACTGGCGATGCATCAACAGTTGCATTCACTCTTTCAGAGACACCAACCGTAGCAAACTCTGTAATGGTTTTCGTTGATGGTATTCTTCAGAAGTCATCAACCAACTACACCATTTCTGGAAACACACTTACATTTACCTCAGCCCCAGATGCGAGTGCTGAGATTGAAGCGAAACACTTTGGTGTTCGTGGAGTAATTCGTAGAAGTACAGATTGGCAATATGAAACATTCACTGGTGATGGTTCAACCGTTGCATTTAGTTTAAGTAACTCTGGTGTTACTGCAAACAATGCTTTCATTTTCTATAACGGTATTGCACTGAAACCAACAACAGACTATGGTATTAGTGGAAACACATTAACACTTACATTTGCACCAGTTAATCTATCAGAAATCATGGCGAGGTATCAACTATAATGGCTAGTAATTCAAAAAATCTTGCTGAACTTTTAAACAGTGATGTAACTCTCACTGCAACTGATATTGCTAACGGTGCAGTAACAACAGACAAACTTGCTGCTGATGCAGTTACTACTGCAAAAATTGCAAGTTCAGTAAACCTTGGACGCAGAAATCTTATTATCAACGGTGCTATGCAAGTGGCTCAGAGGGGCACGAGTAGTTCAAACGATGGTGTCCAAACTGTAGACAGATTTAATGGCGCGGCTGGTGCTTGGAGTGGGTGGGCATTTACACAAGAACAATCTTCAGATTCTCCTGATGGATTTTCTAATTCCTTGAAATTAACTACTACTACAGTAGAACCTTCTTTTGATGCTGCAGATCTTCTTTATATGAGTCAAGAAATTGAAGCACAGAATTTACAACATCTTAAATATGGAACATCTAGTGCAGAAACCTGTACTTTAAGTTTTTGGGTTAAGTCCTCTATTACTGGTGTTTTTGGTATAAGTTTATATCAATATGATAATGGGCCCCACATTCTGACGCCAACATATACAATCAATGCCGCTAATACATGGGAATATAAAACAGTCACTATTGTTGGAAACACTTCTGGTTCTATCGACAATGATAACGCTGCTGGAATAAGAGTATCTTTTATCATTGCCGCCGGATCGGATTATAATGATGGAACATCTAGAACTTCATGGGAATCTTATGCAGCTAACAAGTTTGCTTCTGGTCATGTTCAGAATGGAATAATAACAACACTTAATGCAACTTTCCAAATCACAGGCGTCCAGCTGGAAGTAAGCGATACGGCCACACCATTCGAGCACAGATCATACGGAGAAGAGCTTTCGCTCTGTCAGAGGTATTATGAGGTTGGGGATCATTACTCATATATTACTACTGATTCTGCCGGTAGCACCAATCCAGACGCAATATTTCAAACGACCTTTAAAGTTCAAAAAAGGGCCACTCCCACTATGACAAAAACAAACTATACTGCTATTGGTAGTGCCACATCAGCCGATCCACAAACTATCACAGTTCATGGATTTAAACAGGCTACTAATATTAATAGTGGGGTTGCAGGAGGTCACCAATATGATTGGCAAGCGGCGGCGGAGTTTTAAATGGAAAATATATTAAACATAACACAAGCACAGTATCAGAAACATCCCATAACAGAAGAAAACTCTGAAATTGTTGCAACAATCAATGGGGTTAGAACTATAGTTCCATTCGATTATGATAACACTACCTACGCAGAAATCATGCGCCAAGTCAATGAAGGCACATTAACCATTGCAGATGCAGAATAAATAAGAGTATGAAAAGTAAGGATAAACAATAATGGCATATATTGGAGCAAATCCGTCCTACGGTGTATTTGACAGACAGGTTATAACTGGTGATGGTTCTACTGTTGCCTTCAACCTTGATCACATGGCCACTCCAACTTCATTGTTGGTGGTGTTGGATGGTGTTGTCCAAGAACCAGAATATTCATATTCTACTTCTATTACATCTGGACAACCACAGATTACATTCTCAGAAGCACCAGATGCTTCTGCACGAGTTTCAATTGTCTACTTAGGTAACGAACTTCTTACTGCAACTGCTGCTACATCAGAAACATACATTGACGAATTCAATGGAGATGGTTCTACAGTTGCATTCACATTGACAAGAACACCAGCGGCAAACAATGCTGCAAACTATGCTGTGTTCGTTGATAATGTGTATCAAAGGTATGGTGCATCATACTCGTACACTGTAACAGGTGATGTACTGACATTTACAGGAGCTCCTGCTTCTGGAACAAATAACATTCAAGTCATTCAATTGAATGGGGTTAACACACTAAATACTGTTGCAAATGGTTCAATCAGTAGAGTTAAATTGGACTTCGATCCAGAAGATGATGCAACTGCCCTTGCAATTGCTTTAGGATAAACATAGGAAAACAAAATGGCGAACACTTTTAAAAATGCGGCCCTTGCTAATGTGAACAACGCAGCGTATGACACTTTGTATACTGCGCCTGCGTCTACACAAGTAGTTGTCCTTGGACTTGCTATCGCAAATAAAACTTCTGCGGCAGTTACAGTCAAAGTACAATTCGGTGATACATCTGCAAGTACCACACATCAATTACTAGAAGATGTAAGTATCCCAGCGAATACTACATTGGAAACTCTCGCTGGACAAAAATATATTTTAGAGGCAACTGATACTCTTAAAGTTCAAGCTGGTACTGCTTCTGCACTGGATGTAGTATTGGGTATTATGGAAAAAACCTAAGAGGATAATATAACATGCCATTTATAGGAAATAATTCTGTCAGTGGATTTGGTGCAAATATCACAAAACAAGATTTGACACCAGACGGATCCACAACTGTATTCACACTCAACCGTTCAGTTGGTTCAACTAACGATGTAGCAGTGTTTGTAGGTAATGTTCGCCAAGAACCTACAGACGCTTATTCTGTGAGTGGAAACAGTTTGACAATGACTGCTGCGCCTGCATCTGGTGTGAACTTCTATGTTCTCTTTATTGCTGGACTTCATAGGAGTTCAACAGTACCAACCACAGATTCGGTTCAGAGAAGTGCATTGTCTTTCGATGTTGGTGCATTTAAAGGAAACCCAAACAGCTCAGACGGACTTGGAAACATTTTCAGAGTACATAATAAACTAGTGACTACAGATGTTACGATTGCTGGAACAGAGAATGCAATTTGTGCAGGCCCAGTTGAGGTTGACACAGGCGTAACAATTACAGTAGATACTGGTGGGACATTGGTGGTAGCATGAGTACATTCAAAGTAGATACACTTCAAAGTACATCAGGCGGTGCGGTTACTCTGACAAACCAAGAAGCTGCAAAGGCTTGGATGCATCTTGACGGTACTGGTACTATAACAATTCGAGATAGCTTCAATACAAGTAGTGCTACAGATGTTAGCGCTGGCGCATACACACAAACATATACAAACGGTATGAACAATGCTTATTATGGATCGCAATTAAGTTATAATAGGTCTACTATTACAAATAATGGTTGCATGGGATTCGTAGATAACACATATACATCAGCTTTATTAAATATACTACTTGTCAAACATGATAACTTAGCTAATGAAGATAGTAGTAGAGTTATGACAACACTGCATGGAGATTTAGCATGAGTGAGATGATTGTAAATAAACTTACAGGCAAAACCTCTGCGGGCGATATTGATGTTGTAAGTGAAGGTGGTGCGGCAACTATGCAGTTGCAGCAGGGGTTGTCGAAGGCGTGGTGCAGATATAATTCTGTCACAAGCACATCATTTTACGACAGTTTTAATTGCGCCAGTTTAGTTGATTATGGAACAGCATATACAGGAATAAATCTAACTTCAGTAATGAGCAGTGCTAACTGGTCATCCATAACATCTGGTGGAACAGATACTTATAGAATAATTTTAGATACTGTTGGTTCTAGCACTAAAACAACCTCTTTGGTGAGGGCGTATGCTTCACATCACGATGGAACAGGACTTGATATTGATGATGGTAATATGACAGCATTAGGAGACCTCGCATAATGGCCGGTAAAATAATCGCAGATCAAATTCAAAGTACAACGGCTGGAACAATAGACACAAAGTTTGTTGTGAGTGGAAGTGTGAAGTCGTGGAGTAACATCAATGGCGCCGGCGGGGCATTTTCTGATAGCTTCAATACAAGTAGCCACTCTGATAATGGCTCGGGCGATGGGACAGTCAACCTAACAAATTCTATGTTGAATAGTAACTATTCGATTGCTGGATCTGTTGATTTGCAATACGTCAACAGTGCGTATTCTACAAGGGTGTTATCAACATACGGTAGAACAACTTCATCTTATTCAGAACAGGCTGGATACGGAAATGTCAGTTCAATTTGGTTGTTTGAGGATCGAAACCGAATGTCATCACTATTTGGAGACCTAGCATAATGAATACCCCTGAGTTCCAAGGAACAAATTTATGGGAAAGACTGCACTGGGCTAAAGAAAACCTAGAACCAGTTCAGACTGACTATAGAGTAGTATTTGAAAATGACGTTGACTCCCCAGCGAGTATTCTTGTTGCAGATCCAAACTGGATGGCGTGTGCGCTTCAAGGTGGAATCTTACCGCCTGTTTGGGTTTACTGGTTGCTTGCCGCAGATGAGGCACATCCAGACTTTAAGAAACACACTCGTGGGTATTTGTTACATGATACAAGACCTATCGGGCCGCTCACAGAAGAGCAAGCTATTGAATATCTAATTTACAAAGATGTTCCAAGAACAGTTTGGGAAAACTACAATGTAGGAAACAAACCTAAACTTGTAATTTGTAATAAGAATCAATTGCCACAGACAAGAGAATGGAGAAATGCATGGAGCATTTCTGATGAAGTTGTAAGTGGTAATTCAGAAACCGTCCAACAAATTGAAAAACAAGATGGACTTGATTTAACAGAGATGTTTAGTAACGAACTAAATAGATCAAAGGTATACGCATAGGAGAACAACATGCCAGAAACATATATCATAGATTCTGCTGGTGTTAGTGCAAATGCAAATGAAGTAACAGTGCCATCTAATAGGCACTTTAGAGATGCTTGGGTTCTATCGGGCTCTGTTATTTCAGAAGATTTGGACGCAGCAAAAGAAATCTTTAAGAACAAAATTCGTGAGGTTCGTAAACCTCTACTAGATGCAGAAGATGTTATCTACATGAAAGCATTGGAAGCAGATGATGCAGATGCAAAGGCTGCATCTGTAACAAAGAAGAATGCACTTCGTGATGCTCCAGCAGCATCTGCGATTGCAGACGCAACAACTATTGATGAACTAAAAGCAGCATGGGACGCCTCTTTGCTTGGTGATTCACCATACGCATAATAAATACAAGAGATTGATAGGGACTTAAACGCATGGCACTGAGTAAGGTAGATCCGAATTTTCTAAACGTATCACAGGTAGGTGGTAGGAGAAATCTTATCATCAACGGCGCTATGCAAATAGCTCAGAGAGGCACGAGTGAAACTGGTGTCACTGGTGACTCCTATGGAGCAGATAGATTTGTATTGGGCGGTAGTTCAAACCTTGCAGTATATACTGTAGAAAACGTAGTTGATGCGCCAGCTAACACTGGACTTAAAAACTCAATTAAATATACTTGCACAACTGGTGATACGCCGAGCTCAACTTATTATAAAGAGACAAAGCATGTAATTGAATCTGGTGACTGTGATGTTATGGAATACGGAACACCAACAGCAAAAACTACTACACTTTCTTTTTGGGTTAAATCTAATGTAACTGGAACTTATTCTTTATATGCATATAATAATGTTGCTAGTCCAACATTAATGTATTCATTAAATTATACTATTAATTCTGCTGGAACTTGGGAAAGAAAGGTAGTAACATTTCCACCTGATACTGCAAATCCATTTTCTACTTCACCCAACGGTTCTGGGATAAGATTTTATTGGCCAATATTTGCTGGGCCTGGATATTCTAGTGGAACATCTTCTCAAGCAAGAGGTGCTAGTTGGGAAACAGTTACAAACGCAAATTTAATGGGTGGCCAGACTGCGAATATTGCCTCTGTTAATGATTATTGGCAAATGACAGGAGTTCAATTTGAGATTGGCGATATTGACACTCCATTCGAGCACAGAAGTTATGGTGAGGAGCTTCAACTTTGTAAACGATATTATCAAACATATGGTGGAGGCGATAGTTATGAACATCTGCCTTTTTATGTTTTGGGTAATGGTACAGTTGCAAACTTTAATTGGGGATTGCCAGTTGAAATGAGAACTGTTCCATCTTTATCAACATCGGGCACTTGGAGTATACAAGGCCCATATGGTGGTTCTGTTTATACCGTGGGAAGTTTTGCATTAGCTAATACAAGTACAAAAACTATTAGGGGAGATGCACAATCTTTATCTGGTAGTATTGGTACAAATACAGCAAGAATTTTTGCACTAAACACTACAGCAGTTAGATTTAATTTGTCTGCGGAGTTATAAAAAAATGAATATTACAAATGCTCAATATTATAATGATGACCACGGAAATAATGTAAGCATCTCATGCGAAATTGATGGAATTAATTATTCTGTTCCTCTAGTTGAAGGAAATGCAGAATATGACGAAATCATGCGCCAAGTAGAAGCAGGTACATTAACCATTGCAGATGCAGAATAAATAATAGTATGAAAGTAGGAATTAAGTAAGATGCCATTTATTGGAAAACAACCACAAGTAGGTGCTTATAGTAAACTAGATGCTATAACAACAAGTGCAACTGCAACATATAACTTGTTGTTGAATGGCGCTGCATATTATCCTCAGAGTGCGAACCATCTCATCGTTTCACTTAACGGTGTTATTCAGGCTCCTCAAGATTCATTCACTGTGGTAAACGATACTATCGTCTTTGACTCTGCACTAACGAGTTCAGACAGTATTGATTTCATCATGGTACTCGGTGACACACTAGACATTGGTACACCAAGTGATGGAACTGTAACAGGTTCAAAGTTCGCTGGTGGTACTGCTGCTGGTGGTTACTTTAAAGGAAATAACAATGATAGAGGTGCAACATTCTCTGGTAAAGATGATATCTTCAGAGTTCATACTGCAACACTATCAAACAGTGTAACAATCGCAACAGCAGACAATGCTATTTGTGCAGGCCCTTTGACGGTTGCCGATGGCGTTAACTTGACTGTTAATGGTAACTTGACGATTGCGTAGGAGAGATAGATAATGGCATCAACATTAACAGTAGATAATATCGTAGGGGCAACATCGTCAGATAAGATTCATATTCCTGGCCATGTGGTTCAGGTTGTTGAGGCAACGGGTTTGTCAGCAAGCGCAATTTCCACCACTTCCACTAGTTTTGTTGACGCTACGGGTTACTCAATAACAATTACGCCAACCAGTACCACAAGTAAAATATTACTTTTCGCTCAGTTAAATATGCAACAAGAGGGCGCCAACCAAGCAAATGCAAGAGGTTATGTGAATTGGTCTTTGTCCAACAACACGGAGTTATATCGCAACTTTATTGGTAGTTATGATAACGGTGCAACCAACCATAATATGTATCAATCTGTAAATATGCAAGTAATCCATTCACCTGCCACAACTAGTGCAACGACATACAAAATTAGAATAGCTACAGATACTGCCAGCAACATCTGTAGAATAATGGGTGGAAACGGTGATAACCAAAACAGCTTGATTGCTATGGAGATTGCACAATGACGAGCATATTGAAAGTCTCCGAGATCCAAGATCCAACGAACAGCAACACCGCGCTG